ATTCTGCCATGATCCGTATTCTCCTTTATTTTGCTTTTCCATGCACCATGCAATGGCATGGCCGTTGTCAGTAAATGTCTGTTCTGCACTTCCGATGTGGTTCAGGCGGCATTCGATATCTCCAAGCCCCGTTTCTTCCGACGTTTCCACAAACTCATAAATATCGGCTGTGAACCCGCCCTTGTAACAGGCATCCGTAACCAGGACGTGGTCCCCGAATTTCAATACGCTGCCGTAAGTAGCGCTGACTTTCATCTGCAGTTTTTCCATTGTTGTGAATTCTTTCATTGCCGTTTCCTCCGTTTTTGGTATTTTTCCTTCGGGATAAGGAGCCTTGCAGCTCCCATGCCCTTATCCGATGCTGAAAAGGTAACCGTGTGCCTTTTCATATTCATCTGAACCGAATGCCTCATGCGGGCTGTTGATCTCCACCAGCCCCTCCAGCCTGCAGCCGTTCTGCGTGAAAAGCCATGCAATGTCAACCGCACCGCTCCAGCCGGAGGAAAAGGTGAAATGGGTTATGCCGTTCTCCCGGAGGGCGGCAACCATGCCGGCAACATCCCTATCCCATACCACTTCGTTGAAGTCGATGTATTCGTTCCCGCAGTCGTGTGCTTCTTCGTAAAGCCGGTAAATCCGGACGCTGCTTTCACCCGCCGTGCCGATGCCGTCCATCAGTAAATTGTAGGCATCCCTTGCGGCCTGCATCCCTGCTTCGTCCCCCGCGTCTTTCGCTGCGTTGTACCGCTTTTTCAGTTCCTGTACCTGTGCGTATGTTTCTGCAAAAATATTCTTTTTCATGGTGTATGCCTCCGTTTTTCTAAGCCTGCGGCTTTGTTTTCCCTTTCGGTAGTACACATATTACCGTCAGCAAAAAGATATAGCAATACGATTACTACACAATCATTCCGCCGGGTATTTGTGTACTTTACGGCTGCATAAAACGGTGGATTGTTTCCAGTATCTGCTCCTGCTCATCTGCTTTCACGCCGATGCTTTCAAGAGACTCACGGGTCCCGCAGTCCGGGCATATAAGGGTGCTGTTATCCGTCCTTGAAAGGGCAGGAACACCGCTGTATATCTTCCCGCACTTCGGGCAGGTCTTAATCCTTATCTCATTATTTTTCATTGCAGTACCTCCTGCTGTCCGCCACAGCCTCAAGTAAAATCTTCTCATCAAATCCAAAATTCCGATACCCCTCAAGGCAGGTGCGGACATAATATCCACTTGGAATGCCGTGCGGTCTGTCCTCATGCATGATGTAAACATAGACCTTACGGTTTCTGATCCTGCCTGACCGTATCCCCTTGATGGGCAGTTTCATCTCTGCCTTGTAATAAAAGGCGGGGAATCCCTCGTAGCGGTCGAGGGCTGCTTCATCCTCTTCCGTAGTTTCCCATACAGCAACAGGCACGCTCACGCCTTCTTTTGGTTCGATGGTAAGGTAAGAACCCATCCTGCTGCCCTTGAAAAGCAGTCCGTAACCGGGGATTTCAGCCGTGCCGATGATCCTTGCCGAAGGGCAGCGCATCCGCATCTGCCTGATGTTCAGGTTGCTGCCGTAAGCGATATAATATCTTTTTTCCATAATGGTATCCGTCCTTTCCGAAGGGTGCGGGTGTCCGGCGGACACCTCTGCCGAAGGCAGAAGCACCGACCGAGCCGGGAGGCGAGACTCACCCTTCTACCACCTTAAGACCGCCGAAGCGGTCAGGAAAGTGGCAGGAGGCTAACCCCTGCGGTCCCTTCAAGCGGCCCTGCCGTTGCGGAAAGCGGTGTCGCCTGCAAGCCTTTTTGTCAGAATCTCCCTTGCCGTTTTGAACTCGTCACCGATAAATCCCAGCCGGAGCAGCCAGGTTCTCATTGCGTATTTCGGATTCTCTTTCTGCTGTTCCTTCGGCGATGCTGTCCTCACTTCCTTTGCCATCTGGCTGAGTGCGAGGCAGAGCTGGATGTAAGCTTTTAACTGTCCTGCGTGGAGCCCGTTTTTCCTGCCGTCCGCAGGTGCGTCAAACTGGAATAACCTGAATTCGATTGTCCCATGCGTAAAGGTTGCGTGGTAGTTGAGCATATGGTATCTGCTGTCGTTGTAATGGTGGCTCCTGCCATAATTTGCACCGTTGGAGGTATACCAGATATCCGCAAGCTGTGCCATTGTCTTAGGCTTTTTCTTATTGAGCTGCTCTAAAAATCTCGGGTCGACCGTCCTGCAGTAGCGGTTCATCCTGCCCCTGTCGAGGTTCAGGGCATCCGCTAAAAGGCTTTCGTGGCCTGCCATGATGTTTGCAAGGTTCCTGAGCGTCTGCGGTGTGTGTCCGTTTGCCCCGATGTGGCAGTGTACCTTATGGAAAGCTATTCATAAAATCCATTATGCATCGTCCAGAGTTATAAGAAAGATTTATGCATAACCTTTGATTTTACAAGGATTCCCGCCACATTATCAGACTTGTAAACTTTCCATAACATCCTACAATATATCTCACAGGCAGAAGCCTGAATATATTTGTAGGAGAACTCATCAGTATGAATGCATCATTTGAGAACCTGACAGGGGCAGTCGACCAACTGCTCCATACGCTGCAGTATGACGGGCATACAATAGCGGCATACCATCGGTTTTGGAACCGTTTATCTGAATTCATGGAACAGGAAGGGATTCACGAATTCAGCAGGGAATGCGGGGAACGGTATTTTTACCAGACTTACGGCATCACGCTAAGTGAACCATCCAAAGCCTGCCCGAGGGATTCCCGCCACTGCCACCGTGCCATCACGGTACTCCTGGAGTACCAGGCAAGCGGCACCATTTACAGGCGGAGGCTGGGCAAAGACCATTCTTTCAGCCAGGCTTTCCAGCCGGCAATCGGGGAATTCATGGATTCCGTCACGGAAACAATGGCAAGGACATCGCACAGACAGATAAGGTTCCGCATGGAATCCTTCCTTGGGTTCCTCGAAAGGCGCGGCTGCACCGATTTTACAAAACTTGACAGGGATACGATCCTCGCATATTGCAAGACCCGCTCCCATGTCTGCCGCACAACACAGACCTATGACGCCTATGTTTTAAGGAAGTTCTTCGACTTCCTGTATAAGCACGGATATACTGTTGTTGATAATTCTGTCTTTGTGCCAAATGTACAGGGAAACCATAAAGGGCGCATACCATCCTTTTACACGGCAGATGAGATAACAACGCTGCTTTCCAATGTTGACCGGGAAAACCCTTCCGGGAAACGGGATTACGCAATCCTTCTGTTTGCCATAAGGTACGGCATGCGCGTCGGGGACATCCGGGACCTGCGGCTGTCCGACATTGACTGGAATGCGTCATCCTTTTCCTTCTGCCAGGGAAAGACCGGCACTGCAATGACCTTCCCGCTGCTGGATGATGTTGCGGCGGCGCTCGTTGACTACTTCAAAAACGGACGCCCGGAAACCTCCTGCCGGAACATTTTTGTCCGGCACAACGCCCCATACGAGGCTTTCGGGCAGGATGACAACCTTCACTATATCATCAATAAATATATGAAGATTTCAGGCTTTACCGATTTCCACCACAGGAAAAGGGGGCTGCATTCGCTGCGGCACAGCATTGCCGGGAACATGCTGAACCAGGGTGTGCCGATGCCGACGATTTCAGAAGTCCTCGGGCACAGCTCCACTGACACTACGATGATCTATACAAAAATCGGAACCGGCCAGCTCCGGAACTGCGCATTGGAGGTGGACTGATGGTGCCGTACAACACGCCCGCTTTCTCAAGCGGGTACGCTTCCCTCCTCTATGGGTTTGTCGAGTCCAAACGGCTTGAAGGCTGCAAATATAACGGCGAGGTAAAGGAGCTGCAGAGGCTGGACCGCTATTTCCGGACGCACGGCGTCACCCCCGCAGACCATCCGGAAAAAACAGTGTACGGATGGCTTGGGAAACGCAGTTCGGAATCGGACAAGATGTTTTCAACCAGGAACAGCGTATACCGCCAGTTTTACTCCTATCTGCTGTCGCAGGGGGACGATGTGCTGCCGGTCCCTCCCAATGCAAGGGAAAAACTGAACGGGAGCGGTTTCACCCCGTATATTTTCACGCATGATGAAATGCGCCTCATATTTGATGCAGCTGACAACTGGAAAAGCCAGGGCGCGTCCTATGTCCGCTGCGCACCCCTGCTGTTCCGGCTCCTTTACGGGACGGGGCTGCGGATCAACGAAGCATTATCGCTTACAGCCGGGGACATTTCCATCCGCCAGGAGATGCTGCTGGTCCGTGAAGCAAAGAATGATAATTCCCGGCTGGTGCCGATGTCGCAGAGCCTCTCGGGACGGGTGGCAGATTACCTGTCCGCACACGGCTATCCGGAAGGGGAGCCTGTTTTCCAGCATGACGGCGGGAAACAGTTCAGTACAAACACAGCCTACGACTGGTTCAGGCAGACGCTTTGGAAAGCCGGCATACCGCACAGGGGACGCGGGAAAGGCCCGCGCCTGCACGATGTCCGCCATACCTTCGCGGTCCATTCCCTGCAGGCGGCGGTGGAGGCCGGGACAGACCCCAATGCCTTCCTCCCGCTCCTGTGTACTTATCTTGGACACCGGCGGCTGTCGGCAACGGAACGGTACCTGAGGCTGACAGCGGAGGCATACCCATCCGTCATAAAGGCTATGGACGGCATCATGGATAAGATCATCCCGGAGGTGGAAAGCTATGAAGGATAAAAACCTGCAGTATTATATTTCCCGTTTCCTGACAACCTACCTTGGCGGGGAACGCGGGCTGTCTGAGAACACATTCATTTCATACAACCATACATTCCAGCTCCTGATACCGTTTTTCCATGACAGTTTGAAAAAGCCAATCAATAAAGTGACGATGGATGAATTTACATCTGACAATATCAAAGCATTCCTGTCATCGCTTGAAGAAAAGGGATGCTCCGCATCAACCAGGAACCAGAGGCTTGCCGCAATAAAGTCGTTCTGCAGGTATGTCCAAGCCGATTCACCGCAGGACCTGTATAACATGCAGCAGATACTTGCGATCCCATCCAAGAAACAGGAAAAGCCCGCCATGCAGTACCTTACCGCAGGGCAGCTTGAGATGCTCCTTGCCAGGCCTGACAGCAGCAACAAATATGGGTTCAAAGACCTGCTCATACTGACCATCCTTTCAGATACGGGTGTGAGGGTCAGCGAACTGGTCGGCATCCGTGTATCTGACGTCCGTCTCGGAACCCCGGCTCAGATCCTCGTGCATGGAAAAGGGAACAAAAACCGGTATGTCCCCGTCAGCAGCAATACGGCGAAGCTGCTCAGCCTTTATTTCAATAATGAAGGGCTCCGGAATCCGGCACAGGCAGGGCGCTTCCTTTTCCTTAACAGGAGCGGGAACCAGTTCACAAGGGCAGGGATAACATATATCCTGCAAAAATATACATCCGAAATCCATGAGGAGTGCCCCATGGATTTCCCTGCAAAACTCACACCGCACTGCCTGAGGCATACAAAAGCCATGTTGATGCTGCAGGCCGGGCAGAACCTTATTTACATCCGTGACCAGCTTGGGCATGAACACATAAAAACAACTGAGGTATATGCGCGGATTGACAGCAGGCAGCGTCAGGATGCACTCAAAGCGGCAAGTGAACAGATAAAATCCCCTGACACAGCACCGATCGAATACCGGAATAACCCATCGCTTCTTGACTGGCTTAATAAATACTGCGAATGATTATTATGGAAAGATTTTGACAAAACAGGCTTGATAAAACGGCGGTTTTTTCAAAATCTTTTTTATAATTCTGAGCGATGCATAATGGATTCCGCAGCCCCTTGTCGCATCACTCTTTGCACCTGCGTGTCTGAGCTGTCTGATAAGCTCCTGCAGAAGTTCTATATCGGAGTAGGTGAGGATCGGGGTTACCAGTTCGCATTTTTCATTGTCAGGTCCCGCAATGCTGACATCCTTCTGGAATTTCCACTCCCTGCCGTCTGCATCCCAGGCTGACCAGGTGCTGTAGCCATTCCTTCCTGCTGTGTTTTCGTATCTGCCTGTGCCGAAGAACTCAGCCGCAAGCCTCGCCGCCTTATCCCTTGCAATGTTATTCATCTCAACCTCGACCCCTATGGTCTGCTTTTTCATTTCCTCAACCTGTCTTAAAACCTTATCGTTCATGGTGTGTACCTCCGTCTGATTTTTCTTTGTTTTCCCTTTCGGTGTACACATATTAGCGTCTGTCCGGGCATATAGCAATACGATTACTACACAATCATTTTCGCTATATCTTGTGTATATTTGTGCTGGATACAGCTAAATCCTGCGTATTTTATCTTCCCCGAAAATCACATGGAGATGGCTGCCATTGTCCCACTCAACCATGACCGAAGCCGTGTCATCAACACCCGTTACGGTTCCTTTTGTTCCGATTGGCGGGGCCTGGCAGTCGTCCATTTTCAGGAGCTCCACCCTCGTGCCGGCAGGATACTTTTTACGCACCTGCTCTATAATCTCACTGCTCGGAAATTTCATCTGCATCTGCCTCCTTCTTTGTGCCGCTTTTAAATGCACTGCTGCCTTTCAGGTTTCTTAGCAGGATTTTCCTGTCTGACTTGTACTCATCCCCGATAAATCCCAGACGGAGCAGAAAGCACCGGAAGGCATATTTTTCATTGTCCACAGCTTTTTCCGTTGCCGTGATGCGTTTCTGCTCTCTGCTCATTTTGCAGAGGGCTGATATAAAATTAGTGCAGGCTCTTGCCGTACCGCTGTCCGTTTCTGAAAACCAGGGAAAGGAAATTTTCTCCCCATCAACTTCAACCGGCAGTTCATCAATGCCGAATGCCTTTTTAATCAGGCTACCTTTTGCTTCAAGCAGTTTCTTAAGGTTATCAATATTCGCTGACTCAGGCGGCATTGCCACCGTAAGCCCCACATTTTCGCCCTGTGGGGCAGTATCCGTTTCTGCCGTATCATTTGCCGCTGTTTCTTTCGGTGCATCTGTGGCGGCTTCCTGCCCCTCTCCGGCAAAGCCCCTTTCTGCAAGCCTGTCGAGCAGATTTTCAATCTCCCCGCTGTCGGCCCTGTCATCAAACTCCACCGTGCCGTTTTTATCAATGCGGAAATAATCCACTTCGTAAGCCGCCGTCGGCATTCCGAGATATTTCGGTCTGGCTTCCAAAATCTCGCCCATCGCTGTGACAAGCGCCTTGCGGTCTGCCCCTGTTACATGAAACTCAATCCTCATCGTGAGTACCTCCTTCGTTTTTCGGTACTACATATATCACTCTAAACCGCAGAAATAGCAAGCGTTTTTACAGAAAAAATGTCACAATAAAAAGTCCGGGAACTGTGAGTAGTACACAATCCCGAAAAGCACAAAATATGCATTCCCTAAAAAAATCCCGTTGCCCCACATTTTATACTCGGCACTGTCGGAATGCGGGTTTTTCAGCCATTTGATAATCTGTTTATCGGTCTTTGGCTTTGAGGAAGTCCCCATGATTTTGCGGTGGGTTTCAAAAACCTCCCTCCAGAATTCCAAATCTTCATCCGCTGGATTTTCAATTCCCAAATCCGCACACCACCAGTCGGGGAAGCCCTGCAGCCTTGCACATTCGGTCGGAGTTAACCTGCGGACAATATAATGCGGTTCAACAGTTTGCTCCTTTGCCACGCAGGGCGGGTCTTTGTAATCGGTAGCCACCAGCGTGTTTGCAAGTTCTTTCTCCGCGATAGTGTGATGGGAATTTTTGCTTGTGCAGTAAACAGGATGTGCTACGGCATGATGGTCTGTAGCATTCAGAGTAAAAGACACATCTTCGTTTATGCCGCTGCCCTGGGGTCCGTTTTCATCCTTCCTGCCGATCATAGAACCTTGAATAGCAACAACTGCCATCCCGCCTTGGTTGCACGATGGATTGCCGCCGTTGGCATCAAGCGTCCTTGCCGTCTCAGCCTCATAAAATCCGCTGTGCGGGTTATCCGATTTCATGGAGTTGCTGTCTTTGGAGCAGATTCCATATACGACAGCGACACCGCCCTGATTAGAATCGGGAGCATTGCCGCCAGTGTCAATCGTCCTCGCCGTTTCTGTTTCATAGCAGTTCTGGCGGGCATTTTTTGTTCCTTCGGAAGTAAAACGCACATCATAGCACTTTGGCCTTTCCACAACAAACGGCTGGTTATTGCCGCCCGTTCCGTAGGTTGAAGATACCGTAGGGGCAGTTTCAAGCGGCCCGCGGTAACGTGTGTCCTGGCTGTGATTCTCAAACATCACCGCCGCAGGGACAGTGCCGGCTCTTAAGGTCGGTGCGGTTTCTTCTTCATAACCGATACCTCTCGCCTTTGCTGAATGTTCCGTGCAGAAGCCTGCCGATTCCATAACACAGGGCGGATGATGGGATTCTGCCCTCAATGTGCAGGCCACATCTTCCGTCACATCCATTCTGTTTCCGCCCTGGTCGTTCAGACACAGCCTGCCTGCCGTTCCAGCGCCTTCTTTAAGATCGGAGGCAGCTCCTTGCCACGACTTGAAGCCCTGCGGAGTATACCCAGACACGCCTTCTGACTCAAATAATATTTTTCCGGCACACCCGCCTGCAAAATCTGCGACAAGGTAGATGCGTTTCCTCCGCTGGGGGACTCCCCAAAATTGGGCATCGAACACCCGCCATGCAACGGAGAAACCGTCTCCCAGGATTTCCCCTGCATTCTGCCACTTTGCAGATTCAGGGACATACACACAGGGGTCTTTGACTTTGCAGATTTCTTCGAGGACGGCTTTGAAGTCTTTCCCTTTGTTTGACGAGAATGCCCCCGGGACGTTTTCCCACACCACAAATCTTGGATACCTGCCATCTGTCTTACACCTCATTTCTTTTACGATCCTTACCGCCTGGTAGAATAAATTACTGCGTGGGCCGCCAAGCCCCTCACGTTTTCCCGCAATGGACATATCCTGGCAGGGCGAACCGAAAGTGATGATATCAACGGGCTGAAGCTTTGCACCGTCAAGTGTGGAAACATCGCCGTAATGCTCCACCTGCGGCAGCCTTTTTGTTGTCACACGGATAGGGAAAGGCTCAATTTCCGATGCCCATAAAGGGGTGATCCCGGAAATCAAGCCTCCCAGCGGGAATCCGCCGCTGCCGTCAAACAGACTCCCAAGTGTTAAATTCTTATTCTCCATCCGTACTGACCTCCAGCTCATCAAACTTTATGGCCTGGCCATTACGCACCACATACACATTTTCCGTTGTACCTGCCTGTTCGATATATCTCTTCACGATGACATCGCAGAATTTCTCATCAAGCTCAATGGTATGGCATACACGGTCTGTCTGCTCACAGGCGATCAGCGTACTGCCGCTGCCGCCGAACGGGTCAAGCACGATACAGTTGCTCATACTTGAGTTTTTAATCGGATAAGCAACCAGCGGCACAGGCTTCATGGTCGGATGGTCGCCGTTTTTCTTCGGCTTGTCGAATTCCCAAATGGTGGACTCCTTCCTGCCTGTGTACCACTGGTGCTTTCCCTTCTTTTTCCAGCCGAACAGAACCGGTTCATGCTGCCACTGGTATGGCGAGCGCCCTAAGACCAGCGACTGCTTTTTCCAGATACACGTTCCCGAAAGATAAAAACCAGCATCCGCAAATGCCTTCCTGAAATTCAAGCCTTCTGTATCTGCGTGGAATACATAGATGCTCGCATCATTCTCCATTGCCTTTTCCATGCAGGTCAAGGCATCAAGCAGAAACTGATAAAACCTGCCGTTTTCCATGTTGTCATTTTTGATTTTTCCCGCCGAACCCTCATAGTTTACGTTATAAGGCGGATCCGTCACCACAAGGTTGGCTTTCTTCCCATCCATCAGAAGTGTGTAAGTTTCCTCCCTGGTGCTGTCTCTGCAGATAAGACGGTGGTTTCCGAGCAGCCAGAGGTCGCCGCTTTTCGTAACGGGCGGCTTTTCCAATTCTGCATCCACATCAAAGCCATCATCTTTCACTTCACTGTCTGTTTCAAATAAATCTGCAATTTCGCTCTCGTCAAATCCCGTCAGACCGACATCGAAGGACTCCGCCTGCAGAGCCTCAATCTCAACCCTCAGAAGTTCTTCATCCCACCCGGCGTCCATTGCCATGCGGTTGTCGGCTAAGATATATGCTTTCTTCTGGGCAGGAGTAAGATAGTCCGCAAACACACACGGCACTTCCGAAATACCCTCTGCCTTTGCCGCCTCAATCCTGCCGTGGCCGGCTATGACATTGAAGTCACGGTCAATGATGACGGGATTGATAAAGCCGAATTCCCGCAGGGACGAGCGGAGTTTATTGATCTGCTCCGCAGAATGCGTCCTTGCATTGTTCACATACGGTATCAGTTTCTCCGTGGATATGAGCTGCATTTCCGTTGTCGTTTTCAATTATCCGCACCTCCTGTCGAGCAGCTTATACAAACCTTTCTCCGCACCCCTGATATCCCCGGCAAATGCCTGGCCCTTGATGGTGCGGTACTGCTGCCTTGTTAAATTTTTCTTATTGGCATTCAGAGTGTCCATGAATGCCGTCAGTTCTGTTTTTGACTTCATATCAGTTTCCTTTCCTCGCCCTCAAGAGCCGCTCCATCACATCATCCTGCGGCGTGTTCCCCGAAAACTCCACCGAGCAGTTCTCTTTAACGATCTGGTATATCTGCATCCAGCAGTAATTGGTCTGTTTCATGTAAGACTGGCTCATGGCGACATACGGGGAAGCGATGGCCGCCCCTGTGGTCGGGTGCTTTGCAAGAAACCCCGTAGAGGAAACAATCTCCTCACACTGGATCCAGCGGGACACGCTCATTGCATACTGCTCCACCATCTGAACGGTGACCAGCCTGTCACAGTTCCTTGCTTTCAGCCAGTTATACGTTTCACGGTAGACCTCCTCCGCCACCAGCTCACGGCCGCTTTTCTGCGGCGATTTCAAAAAATCTTTCACGGGCGGCACATCCATGCCTTCCAGCTCCGCAGGCTCCATCAGGACTTCCGCAGAACGCCCCTCCCCGATTTTTTCCGTGAGTGCTTTTGGTTTTCTGCCTGCACCCGGCCTTGCACCGCCGCGGTTACTGCCGTCCTTTGCCACTGTTTCCACCCCCGTTTCTTTGATTTCCTTTGAAAAAATGCTGCGGAAATCAAACACCGCAGCATATGAAAACCTTATTGAATACTGGAAATCCCAGGGGGCAATACCCCGTTTGATTTCCGCTTTTTATGCGTGTGACCCCGGCACCGTTGCCCGGCAGTTTCCATTTTAGGGATTTTGACCGCCCCTGGGGTCAGTGCCACCTGTCGCCGCGCTCCGCATGAATCCTTGAATGGCAGGATTTACACAGGGAAATTAAATTGCTCCTGTCATGCGTCCCGCCTTCGGACAAAGGTTTCTTATGGTGTACTTCCTCGACAGGCACAAGAATTCCTTTCTCGTAACACAGTTCACAGAACGGATGAGTCTTTACATAGCTGTCACGGATTCTTTTCCACGCACGCCCGTACCTACGGCGTACAGCAGGGTTCCTGCCATACTTCTCGTAGCGTCTGTTCATAAGCTTTGCGTGTTCCTCACAGAACCGCCCGTCCGTAAGTTCCGGACAGCCGGGGTAGGAACACGGCCGCTTCGGTTTCCTCGGCATCAGCTCCACCTCCTTTGGGGCATAAAGAAAGCCACCCACAGGATTTCTCCCATGAATGGCTCTGCCTTTACGCAATTTTCTATGATACTATCATACCACGTTTCCCCGTGCCAAACTACGGCAAAGTGTGCCAACCTTAATCCGGCACGGAAAAATTTTTCAAAGCCGATGCATGGATGCGGTGGACAGTACGGTTTGAAACGTGGAGCCTTTTTGCAATCTCCTCCCAAGTGCAGTTATTAAGATAGCGGTAGGTCAGAAGCAGACGCTCCTCACGGTCGCTGACCTTTTCTATCGAACCGCTGACCTGCTTTTTCAAAACCACCAGATGACAAAGCTCTCTGTGTATTTTCTGCTCCATCTCTGTGATGTCACCAAGATATTTTACAAAGGGCGGTTCCGTGTTCCTGCTGCACTGTACACGCTCGCCGAAGTTTGAACCTGATATCCTGCCTGCCAGTTCACGCAGATGTTCCAGCTCCTCCGTATCAGAATCAATCAGTTCATTCAGCCTGTATGCCTGCATCAGATATTCTTTTGCTGTCATAAGCGTCTCCTCTCCGAGTCGGCCGGTGTTTCTGCCTGCGGCAGAGGTGTCCACCAGACACCCGCACCCTCCGAAAATGAAATTCCCCAGGATTGACTCTGGTTGTCATTGATTGTCACAGGTTGGCTTTTACCGCATCTATCAAGGCGGACTGCGAAGTGTCTTTTAATTCCAGCGCCTTCATGATACGCTCGTCAATAGTTCCTTTCGTGATGATGTGCTGCACCACCACGGTTTCCGATTCCTGCCCCTGCCGCCACAGTCTTGCCACCGTCTGCTGGTACAGTTCCAAAGACCATGTAAGCCCAAACCAGACAAGCGTCGAACCTCCGCTCTGGAGATTCAGGCCGTGTCCCGCCGATGCAGGGTGTATCAAAGCAACGGGCAGCTCCCCGCTGTTCCAACGCTTAATGCTTGCCGATGTATCCAGCTTTGAAAACGGGATATGCAGGAAGTTAAGCCGTTCGGAAATCCTCTCCAGGTCATGCCTGAACCAGTAAGCCACCAGAAGCGGCCTGCCGTTCATGCTCTTGATGATATCCTCCAGTGCGTCCAGCTTTCGGCTGTGTATCTCTATGACAGCCTGCTTATCATCATAGATTGCTCCGTTCGCCATCTGACTCAGCTTTCCCGAAAGGGATGCGGCATTAGCGGCGGTAATCTCTCCATCCGTCAGCTCCAGCACCAAGTCTGATTTCATGCTGTCATATTTCTCACGTTCTTTCTCCGAAAGCCGCACTTCGTATTCAGTGCTGATAAGCTGCGGCATCTGCAGATGGTCAGTGGATTTCATGGAAATCGTAATGTCAGAGATTTTATCGTATATCTGTTTTTCTGCCCCAGGCAGAGGTTTGTAGGAAAATATTATCTGACCATTCCGCTTGTCAGGCTGGAAGTATGCCGTGCGGTACTGCCCGATAAATCTTCCGAGCCGCTCTCCCATATCCAGCAGACGGAACTCTGCAAATAAATCCATCAGCCCATTGCTGCTCGGCGTTCCCGTAAGCCCCACAATTCGTTTTACCTTCGGCCTTACTTTCATCAGTGCCTTGAACCGCTTTGTCTGGTGGTTTTTGAAGGATGACAGTTCATCAATCACCATCATGTCAAAGTCAAAGGGGACGCCACTCTCAGCAATCAGCCACTGCACATTTTCACGGTTGATTATATAGATATCCGCCTCTGCTTTCAGCGCCGCAGTCCGTTCTGCTACTGTGCCGACTGCCACGCTGTATTTCAAGTCTTTTAAGTGGTCCCACTTTTCGATTTCAGCACTCCATGTATTTTTTGCCACCCGCAGAGGGGCGATCACCAGGATGCGGTGGATCTCGAAGCTGTCAAACAATAAATCTGAAAGTGCTGTAAGTGTAATGCCGGTTTTGCCAAGCCCCATGTCAAGCAGGACGGCAGAAACACTGTGGCTCTCGATATATTGGATTGCATATTTCTGATAATCATGCGGTATGAACTTCATCCGGCATAACCTCCAATCTCATCAATAATGCGTGGGATTTGTTTTTCACTGTCAAGCACAAAGACTTTGAATCCCAGCCTGCGGAACAGTCTGTGTCTTGCAAGCTGCAGCGGTCTTGGCTTCTGCCCCGGAGCCTTTACCTCCACAAAACCGATTTTCCCACCATGCAGAAGTACGATTCTGTCAGGCACCCCGTCAAAACCGGGCGATGTGAACTTAAGTGCCAGACCTCTGGCGGCCTTAATTGCCGCCACAAATTTCTGCTCTATGATTTTCTCTCTCATGCCATAACCTCCAAACCCTTATATTTTCAGCATTCCAGGCTTTAGGGTGCAGGTCGGTGCAAGTCGTACCTAAAACCTCTCTATAGGTGATTTTTTACTGAAAAAACTGCCCTAAAGGGGGTTTATACCAAGACCTGCACCGACCTGCACCTTTCCAGTAAACATGGGAATTTTCAGTCCCCAAAATCTTCTTCCTTTATCCTCAGCCCATACACGATAATGCCCGTCTTTGACTTTTTCCTTGAAAACCCTGCCGACTCCAGTGCATTATAAAAATCAGCCGTACTTCTGGTATACTCGCCCGTCCTTGCACAATAACTGCGGTATTCCTGGTACATAACACCGGACTTCTCCCTGTATGTCTTATCAGCCTCACAGCACTCACCCAGGAAATGCCCAAGCCAGTCATTATCCTCACGGTATGATTTGATGGCATCCTCCACGCAGGCAGGGCAGGGAATGTGGAAGTTACGGCTGATCACTTTTTTCGCACCTTCAATAATCCACGCCATGACAGCCGGGGCAGCTTCCGACACGAGGAAATCGGCATAGTTCTTCACATCCCCGGCGCCCTCTATCCTGGCATGAAACGGTATCACAATCAAACGTCTCCACGTCCCCGGATCATTTGCACCCACCCTCGGCAGGTGGTTGGTATACAACACAAGGGTATGGCTCGGCGTGAAGCTGAAAGGGTCTTTGTACTTCTTCTCCGCAAAAATCTCATCCGTGGAACACATCTGCTTTACCACGGCAGTGTTCAGGCGCATCCCTTCCTCCAGTTCGGCGGCAATGATGAGACGCTTTCCTTTGGCTTCGGCAAGCTCCGGCTTCACGTTCCTCTTGCATCCGACCGTAAGGGTATCGGAGGACATATTGCCGCTGTAAGTCCCAAGCACACGGGCTATGGTGTTCCAGAACGTAGACTTGCCGTTCCTGCCCTCCCCGTAGGCAATGACCAGCGATTCCATATAGACACGGCCGACCGCAGCCATGCCCACGATCTGCTGTACATAATCAATCAGCTCCGTGTCACCGCAGAAAATAGTGTTGAGCGAATCCTGCCACAGTCCCTCGCCTTTATCTCCCGGTTCGGCCGCCGTAATTTTTGTGATATAATCCTCCGAACTGTGGTCGCGCCTGCCTTCCAGACCGTCAGGAAGATAATAAATCCCATCGGGCGTATTCAGCAAAAAACCGTCTTTGTCAAGGTCACTTACATTAATCTCCAGCATAGGCTTTGCCGCCTGCAGAGCCGACACAATGTATTTCATATCCCTGCGTTTCATCACGAACGCCTTATATGCCAGGGCGGTTTTATATGCAAGATAGGCATCCGTCTGGCTGCTGCTGATCTTCTTCTCCAGAGCCTTGCCGCCCGACACAATGTCATCTTCCGAAACGCCCATATCCAAAAGTGCCTGGCGTGTGCGTGACACCTCGTCTTTTGCATCCTCAAGCTGAAGGTCTAAAAATTCCTCCGCCGCACCCACTGCCTGCTGCTTGGACTCCACCCAGTACTGGCCGCAGAAACGCAGATAATCGGTCGCAGCTGTGTATCTCAATTCACCACCATATTCCCTTGCCAGCACCTTTGCCTGGCCGATGTCGGAATAATCACCGGGCTTTAAGGTTTCCCCTGCAAATTCATCGTTGTATTCGTCCGGGGCAACATATCCATCCTGATTTTTCACCTTTTCCGCAAAGCGGCAGGCGCTCTGCCATATCATTAAAAGTTCAGCATCTTCAAGTGGAGGGCTGCATTTATCCGCTTCCTCCATAAAAATCCCATATGCCTTTTCTGTTGCACCGTAACGTTTCACCACTCGGCCTGCAAAATGGGACATGGTGGCATTCCTCTGCCCCTGCGGGATCTCCCTGCCGCCCTGCGGTTTTACGATGCAGTCGATGGTAATCTCGCCCTCATGCCATAAGATCTCACTGCACGGATTCCCAAAGATAAACCTTGCGGAATCAATGGCATTGCCGTCAAAGTACGGGAATTTCTGCTGTACTGCCCTTTTCAGAGCGGCACAGGCATCACCATCAGTAACAGGGTCATGTGGGAAGTACACATGGAACCTCGGCCTTGCAGACCTGCCGTCCTTTGGCTTCATATGGTTGCGGCTCGGAACAACGGCAAACGCCACATCCTTCCCGATTTTTTCTTCTAAATCCTCTGGATGAACCCAGTCCGCGGGATTGTCGGAATGGTCATTGTCACAGTCCATCACGTCCACATCGCAGGAGAGGAAATTATCCCCACTCCTGCGGCAGTTTTTGAATTCCGCACATACATGGTCAAATGCCATCACTTCCATGCAGTCATCCTCGTTATCAACGACTCTCTTATTGGGATAAATGCTGTTTTTTGCATTGCCCCTGCAGTTCGCCGTGTAAAATGTCATTTTCAAGATAACCCAACCTCCTCACAATTTTCTGTGAAATAGCGGATAACCATATCCCGCTTTTCCGCCTTCTCAATCTCCGCCGCCATGCCTGTGGATATGGCGCTGCCAAACACCCACACCTGTTCGCACCTGCCTAAAAGCACCATACCCATAAACATTGCAAGGCTTCTTTCCGCCGGGACAGCATCATCCATAAACTGCGGAAAGAGCAGGTGCGGTGCCAGTGGAATGCAGGCGTTCCTGACTGCAAAACGGCAGTAATGCCTTGCTTTTTCCGTGTTTATTTCCGTATCCCCGGCAAAAGGGGAGCATATATATACAAGCGGGCGGTACGCTCGTTTCGCCGCTTTTTCTTCCTTCCTGATATTTGACAAAGCCTCATATGTGGTCGAATCATGATAGCCCTCGCTGTTAAATTTCCTGATTCCCATAAGCTGAACCTCCATTCTGTTCTCTGCGGACTGTTTCTTCTGTTTTATAAAACGGGCAGTCCTTCCCGTTAAAATTGTTATCGCTCAGGCAGCAGCACACACCGTCATGATTGGCAAAGCAGTCATGGTGCGCCCTGCATTCAGGCATCCTTTTTCCCCGCATCCGTCTTACCTCCCGAAATCAGATCTATATTTCTCTCCATCCTTTTGCGGAGAATTTCCGTCCTGTTAAACTGTGCCTTCCAGTGTCTTTTCATTGGCGAATCATCAGGAAATCCCCCTGCTTTTTCTTTGTACATATCACAGAGCGCTTTATATCCGTCTGCCATTTCACGCAGTTCCGAAAGAAGCTCATTTTTCACTTCCTCAGAACAATGCCGGTTGATGAGTGGGACGATTTTCCTTGCAACGAGCAGCTTACAGGGAAAGAACGCTTCCACGATAAGCTCCATATATCCCGTTTCATACTCGATCCTTAACACTTCCATAGCGCCACCTAATCCTTCTGATAAAATGGGCAACTGTAACCATCTGCCCGAAGTTTCAAACCTTCTGCCCAGGGCGGAGTCCTGCCCATCTGCTCACAGACCGCTTCCACCGACATCCGCTTATCCGCCTCAATGATGATCTCATCATGCACCGTAGCCACGATTGAACAGTTTTTCAGCGTCTGCATGGCATAGCACAAAATATCACGGGCGGTTGCCTGCACAATATTTTCCACAAACTTGGGGCCGTAGCTTTCCAGCCGCTCCCACTTTTTTGTACTGCCGACACCCATATAGGTGACAGACTCACCGCCAAAACGGTTCTCACCAATCCCCGGCTTGACATAAGCAAGCCGTCTGCCTGAAAAAAGAGTGATGAACAGCATCCCGCTCTGATAACTGAATCGGATGCCGTGTGTTTCTGTCGGCACTCTCTTCTTAACGCATTCCTTTACGGCATGGTCAACATCCCACCAGAACTGCACAATGTTAGGATTTGCTGCACGCCAGCTGTCCACAAGCGGCTGCAGTTCTTCCTCTGCAAGCCCCATATCCAATGCACCCATAGATTTCAGCGCCCCGACTGACCCGCCATATCCAAGGGCCAATTCCGCTATTTTGCCTTTCTGCCTCAGATGACCGTTCACGCCATGCTTCTCAACAGGCACATGGAACATCTGGCTTGCCGAGGCACAGTAAATGTCACCGCCGTCCTCAAAAACCTTAAGCCTCCAGCGCTCCCCGGCAATCCAGGCAATCACCCTCGCCTCAATAGCGGAAAAGTCCGCTACGATGAATTTTCTGCCGTCCTGCGGCACAAAGGCTGTGCGGATAAGCTGTGACAGCGTATCGGGGATATCTTCATAAAGCACAGAAAGAGCGTCATAATCCCCGCATTTCACAAGTTCCCGTGCCTGTGCCAGATCAGGGATATGGTTCTGGGGCAGATTTTGCAATTGAATAATTTTTCCGCTGTATCGGCCGGTCCTATTAGCGCCATAGAATCTAAACATTCCATGCGCACGGCTATCTGCACACACGGCATTCTGCATTACCTGGTACTTCTTTACCGAAGATTTGGCAAGCTGCTGCCGAAGTGTCAGGACGGTTTTTAAAGGTTCTGGCGCTTCTTTCAGCAATGCGGCCACCGCCTTTTTATCCAATGAGTCCGTCTCCAGTCCATTCTCTAAAAGCCACTGCTTCATCTGCTGTACGGAGTTTGGGTTTTCAAGCTCCGTCAGTTCTTTCATAGCAGCTGACAGTTCTGCTTTGGAACGTCCGTCCATAGTGATTGCCTGTATGACCATATCCATGTCCACACCAATCCCACGGTCGTTTATTTCCTGGTCCTGGCGGTATTCCTCCCAGACAAAATCCGGCATGGGGAACTTTGCAAGCCTCTGCTGTATCTGCATTTCCGCCTCCACGTCACGGAGGTTGTATGTCTTAAACCTCTGCCATTTTTCCATATCATGTCCGGGCAAATTTCTCACCCTGCCACCGTTTACTTTAGTCGGTTTGCAGGGAACACAGAAGTATCTAATCAAATCTTTGCCTTCCGTCAGTTTCTGTTTTTCCAGCCCAAGCACAGCGCCTACATTTTCCAGAGACATGGGAAGCCCAAGCGTGGCAGCCCAGACCATAGAACAGTGCCATGATGATGGGTCAAGGTAACTCCCGACAGGAAATCCAAGAAACCTTGACAGACAGATCCTTTCAAACTGTGCGTTATATGCCCATTTCATCACACTTTCATCTTCCAACGCCGCTAAAATATCCGCAGGGATTTTCTCACCGCAGGCAAGGTCAGCCACCTGAACCTCTCCACCGTCCACGCTGTATCCAAACAGCAAGATCTCAAAAGCAGGGGATGAGCAGTATTTATAAACTCCGCATTTGGATAAATCCACATCAGAGAATGTTTCCAAGTCCAGTGATAAAGTTTTCAATTTCACCAGCTCCTTTCACTGCCTTAAGGGCGGCAGGCTGAACGCCCGCCACCCCGTGGCTGTATTTTTCTGTTATGCTGTTAAGACAGGAAATCCTCATCATCCTCATCTGCAAAGTCATCCTCTGCACGGGACTTGCCGCCCAGAGGCTCGCCGTCACGGATCTTCTGCAGGTTGTTCAGGCCGCAGGCGATTCCCTTATTGCCGTTGGAATTGAAAGCATAAAAGTTGATGCTCGCCCTGCCGTACACACCGCTGTAAACTTCCGAATGGTCAATGATCGGCTGCCTGTCTGCATCCACAATGCCCGGAGCAGTAGAACTGTTGGCATTGACAAAATAGGAATCCGCATAGGCTTCATCATCCGGGCGTTCCGTATCGCCATCACGCAGCGGGGTTTTAAGGACAGACAGTGCCGGGACGCTCCTGCCGTTTCCTTTGAGTTTGGATTCTCCCTCACGGTATGCCGCCTCGATGGCCGCCTTTATCTTGGCAATGGTCTTTTTATCCGACTTCGGGATAATGAGCGACACGGAGAACTTCGGTGTGCCGCCCTGGATTGATTTCGCTTCCCAGGCATTGCAGTAGCTCCAGCGGGTATCGGGTCCCGTGATCACTTTTGTTGGATTATTAACTGTGTTTGACATATGATTTTCCTCCTAAATTTCATTTAGTTTTGCATATTTTCCAAAATATAGCTTTGCTGCCTCATTATAGGCAAGTGCCGCCTCCTGTTCGGTATCATATAGACCGAGATAATAACGCTTTCCATTGAAAGTAAGGCAACTGCGCCATTTCTTTCTGTCATTGCGCCATACGACTCCTTTAAAACGGGATGGATTCTCACCCTTAACGGGAGCAATTCTTTTCTTGGTATTGAATGTATTCTGCTGATGCGTCACCACCCTTAAATTACATTTACGATTATCCAGCTTATTGCCATTAATGTGGTCAATTTCAAAGCCTTTTGGTGGTTTTCCAAGAACCGCCTGGTGCATTTTCACGATTATCAGCTTCCCGTCCTCATGGTATCCTCTTGCTACATAACCATCTCCGTGGTAACTCCACTGGAAAGGGCTGATTGCTTCAAAATCCTCATCATCAATAAGGGCTTGGTGGCCTTTTGTAATAGGAATTTCTATCAATCGGCTACCTCCTTAAAATCTTCAATCGCCGTATTCATCGGCGGTCTTTTATCCGTTTCTGGCACCAGTGCAGGCTTGCCCTGCGGCTTTTCAACAAAGCCGTTTAAAATTTCCGCAAACTTCTTTTTACCGAGCATTTTCTCCATAGCAGTGATGCCAAGGAGCTTCGGCTCATATGGATCATAGCCTGCTTTTTTCACGGTATCTGCCACAGCGTTTTCATCGGTGTACTTACGGTTGGAACGGCCTTCCACGATTTTAAAGCCGTCATACTTGACACCACTCAGAGCCTGCTGCAGCGCAAATTCCTTCACATCCGCCGCCCATGCCGCCAGCTCATCCGCTTTTATAAGGATTGCTGCAATCTCATCATCTTCCAGCGTTGCGGGCATCTCAAAATTGTACCTTGCAAGTTCCAGGTTATATTCCGCACGTTTCCTGCAGACCGCTTTCGCTTTACAGAAGCGGCAGTGTTCGCCTGCATTAAATTCTCCCTCACCGTCATAGGCCAGCTTCGCCTTTGTCATCAAATCGTTGTATGCCCACTGGAGAAGGTCATCCTTTGCCATGACGCACACGCTGACATTCTCCCGGCGCGGCTGGTAGATTGTCATGCGGACGGTATCAATGTCATAGATGCCGTCAAACAGTTCCAGTGCCCCCAGGGCATACAGCATCATCTGAGGATTTTCTGCGGCAGAAACCTCCACGCCTTTGCCGTGCTTGTAATCGACGATATAGAGCGTCCCGTCTGCAATGATCACACAGTCGCCTGTGCCGAAACCGTCTTTGACAAAACGGGAAAAGTCCAGTTTCTGTTCAACCAGCACGACGGGGTCTTTACAGGATTTCTTTGCCTCCTCCACCAGCGAGAGGACATATTCCGCATAACTACAGGCACACTCCTCCATTTCCTCATCATAGAAAGAAAGTTCTGTCGTCGGGTCTGCGGTTTCCATGCCCAATGACAGTTTCAATTTGTGTTCACACAGGCTGTGGGCGTCCGTACCCTGCTGTGCATATTCACTGCCCGTATCCTCATAGTTCTCACAGAGCCTTGCCGATGGCGGACAGGCAAGCCAGCGGTGGCTTGAGGATGCAGATAATAAAGCGTGTTTTCCCATTTACAGCACCTCCGCATCCGCAAGCAGGGCAGTGTACTCTGCCGGGTCGATCTCCGACAGTTTATCCGCACCATGCTTATTCAGCAGCTCTTTTACCTCTGCCGTGTGTCCCGCACGGGATTTTTCCGCCAGCACCGCACGGACTTCCTCCAGCGTCAGAGGCTTCTCTTCCGGCTCTGTCTTTACAGTCTTTTTTGCTGTATTTTTCTTTGCAGCGGCTTTCGTCTTGCTTTTTTCTTCCAATTCTTTTGTGGCTGTCATTTCTGCTGATGAATCATTCTCTGCCACTGCGTCCGCAACCGCCTGCAGGCTGTTGGCAAGGGAACGCAGATCCCCGACCACATCAAGCAGTAACTTCACTTTGCCCATGTACAGTCCCTCCTTCCTTTACTTCGCTGATAGCCAGTTCCCTGACAGAATCGCCCGGCACTATTACCGTAAGACGCTGCTTATCCCCCAGAAGGAAGCGCAGGAAACGCTCCCTCACGGAGATATGGCGGCAGCTCACGATCCCGCCAGTAGCCAGCTTCTTTGAAACACTGATCTTCAATGTGTGGTCCATAATCCACCCCTTTCTGAAAGGCGTGTTAAAACTGCCTTTCACTATACGGAGATTTGGAGGTGTGTTTGGGGACCCTTGATCAGAAATTCTTTAAAAAATATTTTTTAGCTGCCTCTATAGACTTTTTGACAGCCTTATGATCCACCCCTTCCAGGCGGGCAATCTCCCGAAGTGATTTCCCTTGTGCATATAACAGAAGCCTTCTCCTCTGGACCTCTGGCAGTTCTTCCAAAAGCCCTTTGATATGCCGCTTGTCCGCAGTCTGTTCAAACAGGCTTTCCGGGGTATCCTTACCGGCATATTTACTGCCCTCAAAATCCACTGCATCCAGTGAATAGCAATGGTAACGTTCCTTTCGTGCAAGGTTGTCCTCCAGACGCCTGGATTCAACAATGACACTGCCAATTTCCTCCTCTACTTCAACCTCAGTGACTTCTCCATCCACAAACTCATATCTGATCTTCATTTTGCCGTTCTCCTTTCGGAGCCCGGCAGACGGCACTTCTGCCGCTACAAACGAAAAAAAGCCTGGCAAGCAGCACAAAAAGTGCCGCCTGTCAGGCTCAATGTCGTCTCCATCATATCCCAGATGGTATCATGGCGGTCTGGCCGTTTTTCCAGAATGAAACCATCCCGCCGTGCATCATGCTCAAACAAACGAATGATCCGTGTCCCGGTTTAACTGTCCGTTCCCCATCCCCATATACATTCCTTATGGAAACCGTTGTATTGCCGCAGCGCCCCGGCCAGCCCTGGACATAAAATCCTGGGCAGATCAGTCTTCCCTATTCAGTTTTTCCATCCCGATTTCAGCACCACAATGGCGGCATTTTAAAATAAAATCAGGGCACCGCCCCATTGACGGTGTAATAAACTGTACTTTCGTATCTATTCCTGCATCCATGATACGGCCTCCGCATTTCGGACACCGTACAGGGCGCATATACTGTTTTATCTCATGCCTCCATTCCTCCTTTTTCATGCACATTCCCTATACATCTCTTTCCTGCCTGGTTCCCTCCGACAGCAGTGTCATATAAACCATTTTTTACTTCACAAGTTCTGTAAGCCACGGGGCAAGCGGCCTCGAAACCACCCTGGCATTCAGGTACGCCATTTCCAGGGTCAGGCACGTATGCCCCAGATAATACCCATCCATAACCGACAGGGTCATGGCGAGGTCTGGCTTTTTCATATTTGTGAGATAAATGGGCAGAAGGTACTGCACCTTTCCCTGGTATCCCTGCGGCACGACAATCCCCGGTTCAATGACTGATTTCCTCCTTGCAAGCTCTACCGCTGTTTCCAACAGAAGCGGCAGGTTCTTTGCCCTGCGGATTTTATATGGGATTCGCTCCATATTTTCTTCATCCCCTAAAATATGTTCCACTTTAACCCTGACAGGCCAGTCCGGATTAAATCCTGTGCCATCCTGGGCAGCATGGTAATGAGGCCGCTCTGGCAGAGGCTCTATATATTTCAGCCTCGGTGAAATCTCATCGCAGAATCCCCTAAAATACCAGTCCAGCATGGAAGCACGCCTCTTATTCCGGTCAAAAAATCCATAGACTGCCTTATACCGTCCCGTATAAAGCCCTGTATGGAAGCACGCACATTCATTTTCCACATGAAAATACCGTGCTGCCTCCGCCTCATCTTTGGCTGAGTTAAAGTCAATGCTCTGTTTCCTGAAAATGGTATGTATATACCTCTCTAAAATAGGTGTATCCTGATTCTTCGTTTCAACAGACGGCCTCTTAAATTTCCATGGCTCCGGCAGCACCAGCCCTTCCAGTTCCTCAAGCTGCCCGTACCAGTCTGGCACATATGCAAACTCAAATAAATCTGTTTCCAT